GTGCGCTTTTCGCCCACCCTTATCTTGCCAATAAGCGGCAGGCGGGTATTCTGTGCGGGCACATTAGCCCGCATTATCCTGCTTTTCTGCATCTTCGTTATTATTTTCGTTGTAAAAATCATCGGTTAAATCATAGTGCTGCTGCGTTATATCGCCGTTATTAACGGCCTGCTGCACTAAAGCCAGTACGGCGGGCGTGGCGTAGTTAGTTGTTTCCTCCTCGCCATCTGTTTCAAGCTGTACAACTCCAAACATTTCAAGCCGCTTTTTTTCCTCCACGGCTGGGTACAGTTCTGCGTAATTACCAAGGCAGTTATGCACCACCGCCTCACTTACCGTAAATGTTTGGTCAACCAGCAAGTAAGCTGGTGCACTGCGCCAATCTTTAGGATGCCAGTTATAAAGGCGTATCGGCACATCCGCGTACTGCGGGTAGTTTTCCTTAAGCAGCATCCTTAGCGCCGTAAGCTGCGCGCCATTGTGCACGCCGCCCGTGGTTTTCCTGCCGCTTTTGTTATCAATAACAGCAGCCACGCGCACCGTGCGCTTGGTTTCCTTCGGCTGCCCCTTGTTAGCGCCACTGGCATACGTTTCGCCGTAGTAGCCCTTTTCCGTGTAGTCCATCTCGCAAAATATATCCAGCGTGCCAGCCAGCCCCAGCCTTGGTGCTACCAAGCTAAGTTCAATGGCCTTTACCCGTACGTTATAATCACGTACAAACTGGGCAAAGCTAAGCACATCCTGCCGCAGGTCGTCTGCCCATGCCTGCTGGTTACATACAATGCTATTCACCCTGCAATAGTTTGCCACCACCTCATCCATAAGGTCAAGGTTGCACAGCTTTTTAATAAGCATGGTGGCTATTACCGTGTGCATAAGGCTGCCATAACTGGCGCGCAAGTCCCTGTATGCAATGGCCTCGTCAAATCCCATATCGGCCACCCATTTCGTGTAGTACTCATCCTTCGGTATCGTTGCGTTCGTAAGCGTTGTAACGCCTACCGCAAACTTTACAGGCGGTTTATCCTGCGGGTCATAATCCCCAGCCTCGGGGTCGGTATAGTAGTAATACCTGTCGCCCTTGTACGTGTACCTGTACAGCGGCCATGGCGTTACCAACAGGCTGTCATCATTAAAGTACATGGCCTTAATTTCGGCCACGGTCATTTCGGTGTTCTTCATCTTTCGTTACAGTATTTAGTAAAACAAAATGCGGCTAAGGTTTAACCCCGTAGCCGCTTTTAATTAGTATGTGCTTTTTTATAAGCACCTTGCTGTCCTCGTACGTACCGCACCTGCGCACACTTTTGTACACAGTGCTGTAATGTTCCAAAAGTCCCCACTGCTCGCACAGTGTTTTTAGCGTGCTATACACAGCCCTTGGCGCTATGTCATCAAATGCCGTTACCGTGTAAACGGGCTTGTCCTTCTTTGCCATCTCTTTCGTGTGTTTAATTTAAGCAGCTGCGTAATGTAATAGGCATAGGGGTACACTGCGTATGGTACGTAGTTTCAAACCAAACAGCATACCCCTTTACCTTGCTACCGCGGTACTTGCTGCGGTGGCGGCGGTAATATATTTCCATATCTGCAAGCTTAAGCATTATGCAAATATATCACACTTTTTTTACTTTATCAACAGGCTGCCCGCAATCTGTTCCAGTTCCCTACCCCTAAGCGGTTCGGCATCCCTTGCCACAGCCGTCAGTCCGTTAACCAGCTTCCACAGCGTGGGGCTGCCTTGCAGGTTATCTTCGGACTTGTTTTCCAGCAGTGCCTTTTCCACCATCTGCGCCTCGGCTATCGTAAGCCCCAGCTTTGGCAGCTTTTCAACCTCCTTTTTAAGGTCTATTTCCACTGCGCTGGCATCCTGTATCTTGCCTATCAGCCCGTTTGTAAGCGCTGGCGTACCCACCTGTTCCATAACATCCCGCACCAGTGCTGCCTTGGCTGCCGTGTCCTTGCGCTGCGTATCCTCGCTTATCTTAAAGTTTTCGGGTATCCTGCCGCCAAGGTGCTTTTCCCACAGCTGCCTGTCCCCCACAATACCGTTCATACACTTTACCAGCTTCATAAAAAGGTACATTTCCAGTGCCCCATCGCCAAAGTCGCTGCTACGTATGCGCATGCCAATAGCGCCGTAATTACGCCCGTTTTTGGGTGTGTCAAATTCCACAATCTGCGGGTTAACCACCTCCATCCATCCCGTTGTTTCGGCACTGTGCGCACCTACCAGCACGCACCCGCTTTCCTTAGCGGCCAGCAAAAACGCTATAAATATTTCCATGCTATTAATCCGCCTGTATCTGTCGCTTAAAAAGCCTCGCGTTTGCCCCTCCACGTTCCTTATCAGCACCCTGTCCCTTTCCACATTTAGCGCGTGTTCCTGCATCGTAGTGGTGGCAAGGTTGCGCTGCCATGGCCTGCCGCGGCTAATCCTGCGCAGGTACTGTGGCGGTACGCCAAACTTATCGCCAATCTGCCCCAGCGCATGGTCGTGCAGCGTGCTTGTTACGTGCTGCAAGCTGCCGCTTTCGGGGTCTGTGTAATCAAACTGCATAAGCACCTCGCTGTCAGCAATACGCTGGCCAAATACCAAGCTTTCGGTGGGCACAATGTAATCATCAAGCAGGCTGCCTGTGCGTTCAATCTTAGCAATACTTTCCTTAATGTCCTTAGCTTTGCCATTAAGGTACTCTTCCAATTTACGGGCAAGTAACGCCCTTTCGTTTTCGTTTTTCATCTTTCATTACTGTTTGGTTAAACCTATGTTAATTGGTGTTCGTTACGACTGCCAAAAGGGGTAGCGTTGCTGCCACCCCTTTACTTGCTATTCCTGCTGTGCATCGTAAACCTCGCCGCAGCCCCTGCACCGCCAGCGCGTTACGTTCCACGTGTAACCGTATTCCCCTTGGTTATGGTAGCCGCTTTCACTTTCCCTGTTATTACTACCGCAGCTGGGGCACTCCCCGCTTCCAATAATAACAAGCTTAGCCACCTTTTCAACCATGGCAGGTAGCGTACTATTAAATACATGCAGCGTAAGTAGCCGCAGCTGGTCGTCCGTTAAAAAGCTATCCAGCTGCCAGCCGCACTGTTCCTCGTAGTCGCGTATAACGCCAAACTTGGCACAAAGCACATCCATAACCGTTTCGCTTACCGTATCCCAGTAGCCGTGCGCCAGCCACCAGCTTGGCCTGTCTATTCTTAATGTAACTGCTGCCATGGTTTACAGGTATTTCGCTTCGGCCAGTTTCTTGCAGTAGCCCGTAGGTACGTATGTTTTCTGCATCTTACGCTTTACCTCAAAGTCGCAGCTTTCACTGTTACCTATTAAAAAGCTTACCATGGTACAGCTGTAATCACCAGTGCGCGGGTACAGGTAAAAGGTAAAGTCAATCTTATCCTTGCCTACCGTACGCGTGGGCTCGTTCCTTAGCTTGCGTGCCAGCCTGCCGCATGCCTTATCCATATCGGCAACCGTTATACTGCTGCCCTCTGCTGGTTTGTATTCCAGCGTAGCCCAGCTGCCCTGCTGTAATTCCCAGCCAGCTGGTATCAGTTCTGCAATGTTCTGCGCAATCATGCGCGCAATCATAATCCTGTGTACTACCTCCCGCAGCTGCTTGCGGTAATACACGTACGTGTCTTTAAATTTCGGTGCTTCCATCTTCGTTATTTTTAGTTAAACTTGGTGTTCCTTTGACCGCCAAAAGGGGCGGCGTTGCTGCCACCCCTTACTTGGCTTATAAGCTATTTATATAATCTCTCAGTGCCTGCTGGTACAGGGCGCGTTCCTCTGCTTCCAGTTCCTGTACGTTAGCGTAGGTGCTTTCGTTAAATATGTCATCTATGGCATCGCTGCACATTTGCTGCAATACCTTTGGGTCTATGGCATCAAGTTCAACCTGCCCCAGCCCTTCCCACTTGGCACTCCGTGTATCACCTTCCTTGGTAGGTGCGGGCGGTAACCCCATTTCAATAACCTGTTCTTCCATAAGTGCTATGCGCTTAACCTCTACATCCACACCCATGCGGCTAAGGTTTTCGGCAATGCTGCGCGGTATATCCTCACCGCTTGGGTCATAGTCACCAAAGTAAAGTATAATCGGCTGGTGGCCTGCTTCGGCTGCATCCTTCATCCTCTTGTACGTATCATGTAAAAAGGTAAGGCTGGGGTAACCCTTGCAAGCACCCAGCGCCACACCCTTGCGGCGGGTAACGCTTTCAAATACGCCTTGCAGCGCCTTTTTTTCTATAAAAACTTCGGGGTAGTAATACTGCTGCTCCCACCTTTTGCGGCTGTAATAAGTCATCCAAGCCTTAATCTGCCGCTTGCCGTAATCTATTTCCCAGTCCAAATCAGTAGCCGTGTAGCTTGTTATGCCAAGCATTTCCCTGTCGTTGTCACTAAATGCGGTAAAGTCTATAAGCCCATCCCAGCGGGCAGCAATCATGGCGTTAACCACCCTCTTATAGTGGTTAATGCTGTTCGTCATACCGCGTGCCACAAGCCTGTAATGCAGCCCACGTATTGTAAGTACACCAGCTTCGTACTCTTTAACAATTTCCAAAGCGTTTTCTGTAATCCATGTGTTCGTAAATACGTCTTTCATCTTCGTAAAGTTTGTGCCAGCCCAGCGCGTAGCAGGGCAGCGGGTTAATAACTAAGTTACTTTGACTGCTAAAAGGGGTGGCGTTGCTGCCACCCCTTTACTTACTAAAGGCTTTCAATTAAAGCTATAAGTTCCTTCTTTAATGTTGCCATTATTTCCAAATCGGTTTCACCAAGCCAGCCACCATCTTCTATTCTTTCGTTATGTAGGTCAATAAGCAGGCTAAGGTTTGCTTCTTGCTCATGCGTTTCAGCAAGGCTATACTTTTTATAGTTTGCCATTGCCTTAAGCTTTTGGGGTTGCTAAATCACAATCGGGGCGGGTGCGGTTGCCGCACTTGCCGTTCCTTTTCCAGTAGGCTGTCGTAAACGGCCTATCGGGGCGTGCCCACTGTGGGTCAGCAACCATGCCGTAAATACCGCCATCGGGTGCAATTCTAAGGTTCTTAACCTCATAGCCAGCTACCGTGCAGGTAGCATTTAAAAAATTAACATTTGTTTTCATCTTCGTTTGTATTAAGGTTTGTGGCTGGCGGCGGTGTCGCCCCTACGCCCCTGCGTGTGCCTCATATATAAAAGGTATCACCAGTACGTACCGCCAGCCAATCCGTTCGGGGCTATCCTCTGCATATCGCCACTTACTGCTTATCGGTGTGCAACCTGCCACCGCGGCGGCTTCCTCATAAACCTGCCCGCGTTGCCATGGCTCCCAGCTGCTGTGCCCCGTGGCCACCGTACCCGTACGGCTGCCGTGCAGCACCACCTTTCTTTCGCGCCTGTCGTAACCTGCGCGCCATCGCCAGCCAAAAAAGGCCGCGTATGGCGTAAGCACTTAACATAACTTTCGCCCCTCGCTAAAGTACCCGTCTGCTCACCACTTGCAGCCCCCAGTAGGTTTCGGGCGCGTGCTCCCTTCTGCGCCCTACCGCCGTAAGTCCCTGTGCCCCAAGCCCGTGTATGCAACCCCTTGGTTTACAGCCCCTTACCTTTACCAGCCCTTTAAATAACGCTTGCATGGTGTGAAGGTACAAAATTGACGGTACTGTGCAAATATTTCGGTGTTTATTTTACTTTTCAACACGAAATAAATCTTAATACGCTGGCACTGTGTCTGTTACACGGGTGTATTTTTGGGGCATTTTGGGAGTGTAGAACGTATGCAGAAAGCTGCATATTTAACCCTTGTAAGTCCTTGGCTATCACCGAAAAGCACGATCTACCCAGCTGTCATATTACCCTATGCGGCAGATCAGATCGTGGCGCAAATCGCTTGAAATCGGCCAAATTCACGGTATCGGCCATAAACAAAAAAGGGCGCGCCCCTGAAAAACGCACCCCCTCTGTAACGAAGATGAAAGCCCTGTATCACCTCCGCAAAGCTAAGAAAATTATTGCCAAAACAAGCAAAAACAAGAACCCAGTTACGAACAGCATGGCCTTGTAAAAGGTTGGTATCACTTTTTTCTCTACCACCTGTGTCTTAACTATCGTAACCGTTTCCTTCTTTAACGTGGCAGCGCTATCTATTTTTATCGCCAGCTGCCGTTCGTTAATTACCAGCTTTACCCTCAGTTTTCCACCCTGCACCCACGCCTCAGCCGTGGCAATATCGGTGGCCGTTTTTACCCTTACACCCTTTAGCAGCGTATCGCACGGCGCAATAACCGCCACGCTATCCACCACCGTATCGGCTGGCACTGTTACGTAAATTACAGTGTCCCGCCACTGGGTTACCACAGTAACCACGGTATCCACTGGCACAGGCGGCCACTTTTGCAAGCACCGCCTCTGTGTAGCGCAGCTGGCCAATATCACCAGCCACGCTAACGCAGGCAGGGCGCATTTAAAGAAACGCACCCAAGGAAGGGGTATAACACGCGCAGAAAAGATCATGGCTTAAATCGCTTAAAAATGGCCTTAAATTACATGCAGCAAAAACTCGGTATCGGGCATAAGCTTAAGCAGTACATCCAGCGCCTTACGGCTATCCACAATATCTACCTCCCCGTCATCATTCACATCATCATACCTAAAGCCCACCAGTGTACACCCTTCCGTATCGGGGTGCACCGTGGCGGCGTATGTGCCAGCGTGGAAAAGTATGGCGGTGCGGTCAGGCACATCCAGTACTGCAAACGCCCACCTGCCATCGGGGCGCTTTATCTTCTTCACCCTGTATGTGCCTTTGGGGTAGCAGCTTATACTGCGCTGGTTATTCTTCCATGGCAGTTCCAGCGTTTTGCAGTTAAAATAGCTGTACTCGCCCTCAAACACGTAAAGGCAGCCCGTAGTTTGGCGCTGCCCCTCCAAGCGGCTAACGACCCAGTTTATCATGTCTTTTTCGGAAACCAGCCCTCAATCGCTGTAAGTATAGCCTTTACCACTGGTATGTTAAACACCCCGTTCGCCGCAAGCCCAGCCCCCAGACCGTGTATGACGGCAAGCAGGATAGGGAATTGTGCGGCATAACCAAAGTTAAGCAGGTCGGTAACCACCAGCAGTATAATCGCCACGCCCCACGCCACAAGCTGCCGCGGGAAGGCCTTAGTTACTTTAAGCAGGCCGTTAAAAAATGCCGCCACAAAAGCGGTAAGCACGGCCACTGCGCCAAAGTCAACGAACCACTTTTGCGGGTTCATAATAATATCGCCCCAGCCCTCAGGCGGTGCGGGTACATCCTGCGCCAGTAATGCCAGTGGCAAGGCCAGCAGCAGCATGGCAAAAATCAAAAACTTTTTCATACTCACTCGGTTTAGATTAAAAAAATTTGGTGTACAATAAGCCCAAGGGCGGCCAGTACAGCTATGTAAATAACAAGCTTCCACCACTTAAAAGCGCCCACTATCTTTAACAGCACTGGGCGTATCTCGGCAATCTCGGCAGCGTACTGCCTTATGGCTGCTGGGTGCAAGGCATTCACATCCTTTTCCAGCTGTTCAATCCTGCCAGTATTACTGGCAACCTGTGCGTTCATGGCCTGCAAATCCTCCTTAATTTCGCTCTGCCCCGTTTCCAGTTCTTCAAGCTTGCGCATAATAGGCTTGTAATGTGCAGCTATCTCGTTCATAAAGCTTGTTATCATCGTGTCATACACGTACTTAACGTGCAAATCCATGATCTTAACAAGCAGCTTATGGTCGCGCGGCTGTAAGGCATGGCCATAAATCGGCTCATCAATCTTCACCGCATAGCTTTCGTCTATAATAGCGTTAGCCTGCTCTATAAACGTGGGTTCGGGTAAAGGTTTAGTTTTTACGTTTCGCTTTGCCATTGACTTCCTTTTTTAGATCGGCACGTAAGCGCCCCACTGCCCATATTACCGCGCCAGCTATGGCAGTAAAGAATATGCCGATAAATATGTTTAACACCATTATTGCACTTTTTTAATGCTTATCCTCGGTTCACCATACTGCGGTATATCAATCTTAAACGTAAGCCCCTCCATATACCGCGTAAAGTCCTTTGTAAATTGCGTGTTATCCCGCACATACCGTACGTAGTTCGTTGTCAGCTGCTCTTGGTCTGCTGCCACCTTATCCAGTTTAACCACCGCCGCCCTTATTATTGCGCCGTGCTTAGCCAGTGTATCGGCCACCTCTTTGCGCAGGTCGCTAAAGCCCTGCTGCACCATTACAGCCACCATTTCCACATTCTCTGCCTTGGTATTTTTTTCCGTAACCCATACCGCCACCCGCCAGCTTATGCCGCCAATAAGGCTAATAAAGGTAATCATGCCGCCTACCCACTTAACCGCTGCCAAAAGTTTCTCACTCACAGCCTTTGCATTTTGTATCCGTAGTGTCCTTTTTAACATCATCCCCCTGTGGCTTTGTATTGCCATCTATGGGCTTGGTGCATGCCATTGCAAGCCATAACAGCAGTGCAATTATATACTTGACCTTAGTGTACATACGCCCCTTTATCCCAGCTTACGCCCTGCTGTTTTGTAACTATTGTGGGGTAATGGTCGGGGTCTGTATCGTTTACATCATCATTCCAATCCGTACTAATATCAAGCCCATCATCCAGCGCTGCGCCAAGGTCTGTGCCGTCACCCCTGCCTGCGCTGCCGCTTTGTAGCCACAATTCACCAGCAGCCAAGTTGTTAAACACTGGTACTGCCTGCTCCCCGTTAGTTATAAACCCAGCGGCCACCGCCTGTGCATAAGTTAACTCTGTCAGTGCGGTTATATAGTGTATTATTGGCTTGCCGCTATTGTCATCAAAAATATTATCATCAAACAGTACATCTCCAGCCGCGCCCTGCAAAATACTATCTGCAAGGGCGAACAAAAGGCTCCTCCCTGTATGCTTAAATATATTATTCTTAAACAGCTGGTCTTCGCAAGCGTAACCCTGTGCGTCAATAGCACCGATACGTGAGTTGGCCAAGCTGCATGCCATGGTATTATTATAATACCTGCCTGCCTGTAAGCGGCGGGTATAGAAATGGGCGTTATTATTGAAGAAGACGTTATACATCATGCCTCCATCAGTATACGTATCACCATCCCTGCATTTCCAAGCCATACCAAGCCCGCAGCCTTTGAACATATTGTATTTTATGGTAAAGTTTATGCCGCCCTGTACAAGTAAGCCATGCTGTCCAGCCGCATCATCATAAGCCGCTGCGTGTTGGTAACCATAAAACAGGTTGCCAATTATTTCACTGCCATCACATAACCCATCCGTTCCCTCACCAAACGTAACGGCTGCATTCGTCTTGTCGGTGGCAAAAAATCTATTATAATTTATCTGTACTGGGCAGTTTATAGCTGTTGGTACTATTGTAATCAAACCATTATCACCATAAAAATAGTTCTTTTCTATTAGTGCCGTGTGCATTATGTTGCTGGTTACGGGGGCAAACTTTAACCCGTATGAGCTGCCCTGCATAATAAGCACATTATACCTGTATGTGAAATCTACGTTGGATGTCGCCGTTATGTCGGTTATCCTAAAGTTTACTACCGTAGCGCCACCAATAAAAATATTTCTTTCAAGAATACAAACATGCGTAAAATCCTTAACCCTTGTGCTATATATGTCAAGACATCCAGTGCTTGTTCCGCTATTTATGGCCTTTACATAGTTATACTTAAACGTCATGCCGCCTATCGCTGTACCATAACCAAATACCCTGTCGTTAGTCGCATTATCACGTATGCCACGATTATAAGTTACTACAATCTTTGCCGCTGCTTGTGCGCTAAGGCTACAATTAACATTATAAACAAAATTTTCTTTAAAGTAAGCAGCATCAGCGCCGAAGTAAGTCGTAAATGAATTATCGCCGTTATTAATAACACTCCTTTCAATGCCTGTCGTGCAACCAGCATTACCAAAGCCACTGCCTTTAAAGTAGCACCTGCTAAAGATTATCGGTCTTGTATTAAAATAAATGCTTTTATAGCCGTTAAAAATTATTCCATAGCAGCTTATGTATGAGGTATAAGAGCCGTTATAAAATATATAGCTTGCATTTGCAGATAATAATTGAACATTACCACAACCCTTAACGGTAAGCGTTGTACTGTTGCGGGTAATTCGTAGGTAATCATAACCTGCCGAAGCTTCATTGTATGCACCCGAAAGCACCCAAAGGATGTGCCCTGTTGTAAGCGTTTGCAGCCCCTTATCAATCGTAAGGTACGGCGTGGCATAACTGCCGTTTCCAGTTGTATCATTGCCAGCCTTAGAAACAAACAGCACGTTACTTGTTGGCCGTGTTGCTTCACTACCAAAATAAGTCGTAAAGCTTGCGTCCACGGTTTGCTCCGACTTATAAAGTGTTATGTACTTTACGCCTGCTGGTACCGTTTCTTCTAAATCTGCGTTTAACGTGTGCGCAACTTGTTTGCAAAAGCACTTATTTGCAAAGTCAATATTTTGATAAAGTGCCTGTATTGGTATCGTGTTTGGCGTGCCATCGCCAGCATACCAAAAGTTATTTACATCGTACGCCTGTATTTGCGTTTTAATTGCTGCGTCAGACGGGGGGCTTAACGTGGCTGCGGTTTTAAATGGCAGTACCGTTACGTCGCCAGTCCAATGTCCTTCATCTGCCGTCCAGTCTTTATTGTTAATTGGGAACTGCCACCCGTTTATAGCATCTACCATATAATTTCCATCAACGTAAGCAAGTACGAAAAGGGCGCTGGAATAGGCTGGTATTGGGTCGAATACATATACATTGCCTTCTGCTGCTGTACTTTCGTACGTTCCCTTATATGCCACAACCTTAACATAATACCTTGTTAAAGTTGTTAAGCCGCCTACGGTTGTGGGACTTGAAGAAACTGTTTTATTTTCAGTATAATTTACGCCATCGGTTGATATGTAAATTCTGTAACCATCTTGGTTTGTGGCGGTGCTGCTGAATGTTACCGAAAGCGCTGTGGCCGCTATCGGGGCAAGCACTAAGTCGTAAGGCGCACCATCAGGCCTTCTTTTGGGCGCACCAGCTGCAAGATGCAGCTTATTTATGCCTATTAATATTCCCATGGCTTAAATACCATAACCCACATAAATGCCGCTTGCGTAACTAATTGCGGGGCTTGTAACCACCTCGGCAAGTATTTTCCTGCACATCACTGGGCTTGTAAAATCGACACTCGCCTCAAAGGTTTTCGTTATTATTTCATCGTCTTGGTTATCGGCTGGTATGTACCTTATAACACCAGCCGTTTCAGCCCTTATAAAAAACGGTTGTGTATCGCTGTAATCATCGCTGCTTACATCAACAGGCAACTCCCTGCGTATGTTGCCCATTGCTTTTTCTATGTTCAACGTGTTGTCTGCCATATACTTATGTTTTTAATCGCCTATCGTATAAAAAGTCCTCGGCCTGCCCCCTGCGTTCGTTGTCCTGTAAAGCGGGTAGGTTGTGGCGTGGCGCCTTAAGTAAGTCCTTATTTCGCTTTTAATTGCATCTGCCGTTAGCTTTGCCTCTGTTGCCAGCCTTTGCACCGCCTTGTCGCTTGCTGGCGTGCTAAAATCCGTATCTTTTACCGTTATGCCTGCCGCCGTGTAATTGTAAGGCTGGTGGCTGGTAAAGCGCGCAAAGGCGTAATACATTATGCAGGCTTTTAGACCTTGGAAAAGGTAAGTGCGGGTATTATAAACATAACTGCCGCCGTTAAGCAGCGCTAAGTTTGCAGCGCTAAAGCTTGCGGGGCTGGTTGCGGCCTGTGTTGCCAGTTCATTCAGCAGCGCATCGCCCAGCCATATCTTAACGTCCAACTGCTGTGCCTCGCTTACAAACTGTGGCCATACCGCGCTGTTTTTAACGCTGTCTGCCACGTGCCTGTACCCTGCAAGGTCTGTGAGTGTTACAAGTGCTATCATACTGGCTGCGCTGTTGGTGTTTGTTTGCCATAAGTTACATACGTAAGCGGTGCCACGGCATAATCCGTAAACTGCTGCGGCCATACCTGCATAACATCCATAAACGCCGTTTCCAGTGCCTTGCGTTCATCGTCCGTAACGCTATTCATAAAATCGTAGGCGTTTGTCATAAGGTCTGCCCCAAAGCCGCCGCCCACATCCACGCCCCTTAAAATTGGCGGTATCATACTCATGCGCCCTATGTTTTCCTGTATGCTGTTTTCGGTAAACTCGTACTGTTTGTCGTAGTTTTTGGCGGTAAAATCAATAAATTCGGGCTTTTCTTCGTCTGCATCCACATCCACCACCACCATTTTACAGGCGTTTGCATCTCCCTGCCATGCCTTAAGTTCTTCGGCGCTTGCTGCCTGTTCTATGTTTTTGGGGTCGTCCTCGTCAATCGTTCCATCTTCGTTTGTGGCTGGTGTTATACCTTTGCGCACCAGTATGCCTGAGGGTAAAAAATTGTAACGGGCGTTGCGGTATTTAACCGTACTAACGCTATCCTCCGTAAGCATATCCGTAACCACCGCATCAAACGGGCAAACTGGGTACTCCCAATCGCCGCTCGCGGTAAAGTAATACACCTGCCCCAAGTAATTAAGCGGGCTGCCCGCCTCTGCAATTTCCTCCACCACCTTGCTTGGGTTGTACCTGTTTATATATTTTATGTCCTTTACCTTAAACGTTTTACCCGTCTGCCCCGTCCAATCCACGTGCACGGCCACCCTGCCCGTATAATCCTTATCCTTATCCACCTCCAGCCTGCAATGCTCAAACGGTATGTTATAAATGGCAAAAGCCCTGCCCATAAAATCGTATTTTACCAGCAGCGCAAACCCGTTAAAATACCTGTAATCCTTTGCGCACTTCCTTAACAGGCCGCTTGCCCTTTCCCCCCTGTCGTTCATAACGGCATCGCCCAGTAGTTGGTCTTTAAACCCGCCACCTACCATAAACTTAACGTAAATATCAAAACACACCGTTCCCGTGCCGCTGCTGCCCACAATATCCAGTATCTTCTGCGGGTAATCATTTCCCTGCCCGTAGCTTTTAATCGCTTTCGTTAAACTGTACTGGTTTTTTTCCAGCCTTGGGCTGGTTACTGCGGCGCTTACCCTCATTACCTTTTACGTTTTTTTGTGGTTGCCTTGGGCTTTTCTTTGTTTACAACCGTGGTATCTTTTACCGCTGGCTCGTTTATTACTGGCGCATCTGCCTTTACTATTTCCGTATTGCCGTACGTGGGCGCATCGGGTGGTAAATCAACAAACAAACTGGCAGCGCCCTTGGTGTTCTTTAGGTGCCATTCTGCTTTTTCGTCCGTAAGGTTTGCACTGGTGCAAAACATATCGGCGTTCCCAAATGCCTGTAATACGGCACCCTTTTTTAGTTTGTACCTGCACGGTGCTTTTTCCATAAGTTTCAGAATTTTAAATATTGCTTCAACATAACAGGTTTCGCACGTAACCCTTAACCTTTCGCCGCTAAGCGCATACAAAGCTTCACGTATTTTTTGCCTCCTGTATTGTGTTTTTTCGCCGCCTATGTAGGCGCGGGCGAACCCCTTGACTTCCTCTGCGCTGCTCATATTAAAAGGTAAAGGGGTGCCGTTGCTGCACCCCTCTTTATTTTACAATAGGGCTGCAATGGCTGCCCGTGTTGCGGTTATTGTACCGCCTACAAACAAGGCCAGCGGTGGCTTACTTTCCTTAAGCGTATCGCTGCACCCAGCCAGCAGGTTCCACCCGCCAGCCAGTTCCTCGTCTGCTGCTACCCTTACGGCCTCTTTAATTTCCAGCCCAAAATCCCAGCCAAGCACCTCAAACACCGTGCGGCCAGCTGGACTGGTAAGGTCGTTATAATTGTTTTCCTGTATTACCACAAAGCGGCTTTCAACTGCGTTGTTAATCCACTTTTTAACCTCGGGCGTGTTGTCGAAAATACGGAAACGGAAATTGTGTTCCCAAGCGTTATAATACTTGCCCTTAGCCAGCGCCGTATCGTGCTCGTTGCTGTAATTGTGCCCCTCAATTTCGTAGGCCACTACCTGCGGGCTGGTGGTTTTAAGCACCAGCTGGGTAAGCAGCAGGGGGTTATCGGGGTCAAAAGTGCAGGAATCCTTGTCAATATCATCTATATTAACAAGGTAGGCAATATCCTTAATCCCCGCAACCATGTTGGCGCAGTTGTAAAGGATATTAGCCGCTATTTTGCTACAAATTGCCATGTTTACCTCCTATGTTAAAAGCGGTTAAATACCTACCTGCAAAAGTTCATCGTTAAGTACCTTAACATCAAAGGCATCGCTGGCCTCAATTCTGTTGTACCTTGTGCGCTTGTCGTAGCTGCTATCCACTGTATCAAACAGCGTGGTGCCCTCCATACCGATAACAAGGTTGCTCTTGGTTGTGTACACAATCCTGTGTGGGTTGTTGTACTTGGTGCCGTTATCTTCGTAGGCACGTATCCACTCATCAAACAGCGGTACTGCGTACATCGGTATGCCATCCCACTCACCCAGCATAAAGCCGTTGCTTTGCAGCTCAATTTTGTATGCCAGCCCAGCAGCCTGTAAGGCGCGGTAAGCACGCTGGAAAACGCTGCGGGTTACGATAAGCACCTGATCGGGCTGTGCTGCCAGTGTGGCTGGTGCGCTGTCAATCACGTTGTTAAGGTCGGCCAGCACTGTGGCTGGGGTACAAACGCTTTTCTGCAAGGCGTAAGTTGCCTGCGTGTTACCTGTTACAGCCACTTTCCTGTCGCTGTCGGCTGCATAAATAACAGCAAGCTGCTGCCAAAAGCCGTTCAGTACATTAAAGTAACTTACATCAACACCATCGGTGATAACGCCAGCGGGCGAACCGCTAACGTTGCTGGCTGCGGTGTTACCGAACCACGCATGGCGCAGTATCATTTTCGGTATATCAACCGAAAGCAGGTCAAGTATGAAGGCAAAATACTCTGTACTGGTAAGGTCGTTAACAGCCACACCAAGCTTGCGGCTTAGTTTTGCCATGCTGGCTGCTATGTCGGTGGCGCACTGGTCAATAATAACCTCTATGCGCTTGGGCGACCATGTTTTAAGGGCAGCCGTGTTGGTAAGCGTGTCGGCTGTCGGTTCGCAACCCTGTGCAGCCTTACCCATAAGGCCAAGGGTTCCAGGAATTATGCCAATTTCCTTGTCGTTTTTAATCCCTGTCGCTGTTTCGTGGAAAAGGGTAAGGGCTGGGGATTCAAGCACAGCCTTTACTACCAATTCGTTCATCTGCCGCAGCTGGTCTGCGCTGAACGTAAGTGCTGCTAAGTTGATTACTGCTGCCATGTTCGTATTTTTAAGTTTTTAATGTTACTCTATTTTGGGTTATCGTTACTCCACTTTTTCGCCGCGCAATACCTTTACTGTTTTGCGTACCTGTTCCTCGTCAAACTTACCACCCTCTTTCGGGTCTGTTCCTCCTGCGCCACCTGCGGCACCTGTACCCCTTGCAGCTGGCTGCCACTGGTTTTTAAGTTCTGTAAGGTCGTTAACCAGCTGGGCTGCCTCTGTTTTTTTGGCCTCATATTCAGCCTTGGCAGTTTCTGCCGCTGCTGCCGTAGCAACCGCGGTATCTTTTTCTGCATTTGCATCAGCAAGCGCCTGTTCGGCTGTGGCCTTGGCTGCCTCTGCTGCTTCCAGCGCGGCCTTAAGCCTTGCAATCTCTGCGTCCTTGTCCTCCATTGCTGGTTCCCCGTTTGTTATTTCTGTAATTTTGCCGCCGCTTACGGTAATGGTATCACCGTTTTCCATTGTATAACTGCCATCGGGGCTGGCTGCATCGCCCACGGCTGGCTCGCCGCTTTCCTTTTCAAGCTTTAGCTGTTTGCCGTCCTTGTCGGTTAACGTTTGGGCAACTGCTGGCAGGCGCGAAAGGCCAAGGGCAGCAATGGCGTTGGCAACTACGGTGCCAACTTTGTCAAAGAATTTTTCCTGTTCTTTTGAGTCCATTATTACTAAGTTTTTTGGTTTAACGTATGCAAATGCCTTAATAGGCTCAACCACCTTTGTGGCAAACCCAAGCTTAACCATATCCTCGGCGCTTAACTTGGTTTCTTCCTTCATATACTCGGCAAGCGTTGCCTTATCTGCGCCAGTTTTTTCCACGTAAAAGTCCAGCATTTTGGCTTCTTCCTGCTGCAAGTTTTCTGCTATCTTAAGCAGGTCGCCGCTTTCATAGCTGTCGGCAAGCGTGTACTGCGGTATATAAGGATTATGTATTAACCCATCGGCGTTGGCCATCATTTCCCTTTCGCTGCCAGCCAAAAATACAATAGTGGCAATGCTGTAAACCTTGCCCTCTCCAATGGTTTTAATCTTTTTACCACACGTAGTAAGTAGGTCGTACATTGCGTAACCCTCCTGCACATCACCGCCGCGGCTGTTTATGCGCACAGTTATATCTGTTGCATCTTTGTTCTCATCTAAAAACTGGCTTAATTCCGCTGCGCCCACCGTGTTGTCGGTTATGCCAAAGGCTTCGGCAAACCCATCTTTGACGCCTATATCACCGTAAACTTTAAAAACTGCTGTTTTTGGCATTCTTTACCCTTTTAGCGGTTTGGTGTTTAGTGGCTGTAAAATTAAGAAGGGTTTACGATAAAATCACTGTAATATTTTTTACAGTACCTTAAGCCTGCCGTTGCCATGTACCACAAACCCGCACCCATGCTGTATAAGCGCAACCTTAAGCGCCTTAAAATGCTGTACAATTTTATCCGCTGTCTTGTCTTTTAGGTGCCAATGCGTTAGCAAATCAACGCCATAAATATGTACCTCTGTTGCTCCCAGTATTTTATACGCCAGTGCCGTGGCAACAAAGGGGCTGCACATACTCATGGGTAACTTTGGCGTATCCAGCTGGCAAACGTAATCGGGGTAGGCTTCCTGCAAGGCTATTCTGCTAAAATCATCCCTGCCAGCCCAGCAATCCAAGTGGCTATAAAACTTAATCGGGTAGCTATCATCTATCACCGCCAGCCTTGCTGGTGTAAACCTGCTGCGTTCATCCACGCAAACAATGTAATCGGCCTGTACCTGCGCCCAAATATCGTTAACTCCCACCGTAAAATCCTCTGCTCCGTTGTATAACTTAAGGCTTTCACCCAGCCCCAGCACTGCTATTTTTGCCATACTCCTATTATTTCGTCCTGCCCGTTGCGCTTGTTATTGCTGCGCGTACCTCCAAAATCATGCCTTACGTACCTGCTTGGTTTACCTACCCAGTTAATCCCCTCCCCGCTTGTATGTCCAGTAAGCCCAGTAAAATGCTTTAGCACCCTTGCGCTAAGCCCCCTGTCGTAAATATCAACCATGGCCTTATAACAAGGTGCACCGTGGTGTACAAATGGCGCAAATCGCCTGTATTGCCACGTACTAAGCAGCATAAAATACGGGTGCAGGTACGGTATTGGCTCCGTGTGCCCCCTGTTCGGCGTACCGTAATCAAAGCCATCCCTGCCCACCTCATACACCCAGCCAACACCGTACGTTTCCTTATCCGTCATTGCCAGCATTTGCACCAGCGGGCTTTCCAGTATAACCACATCACTATCAAAAATAAGTAACCACTGCGTTTCTACCCTGCTTATGCCATAATCCATGCCGCGCCCGTGCCCTATGTTCCAGCCCACGTGGTCAACCCGCGTAAAGCCACCCCTTAAGCTTTCGGCATACGCCCAGCAATCACTGCCCCTGTCGCTGCCATCCACAATCAGCAGCGGCATATTTGGGTGCGCCGCCCGCAAACTTTCGTAAGCCTGCTGTAAAAGGTTTTTAGTGTTGTAAACAACTGTTAAAGCGCTAATATTTTTCATCACCTTGGGGGCAGGCTGGTAACAGCCTGACAATACTTTAACTTTATATTTAACTTTAACTTTATATTTAGTGCACTATGCCACTATCCTGTACTCAGGCTGTGGTCATCCTGCCATTTTGCCTCTAATTCTATAAAATTGGGCACATAGTTAACTACGTCATTACCAACGAGTTCAAATAACTTCCTGCTAAGCGGGTCGCTATTCGGCAGTGTGTTTTTATTGTGGCCAGCACCAATGCCATCCCTGCCCGCCATTCCCTTAATACCTATGCTTAACGGCTCCCCGTCAAACAATAACTTTTTCTGTGCCAATTCAAACAACCTGTAATCTATAAACTTTTCGCCGTAAAGCGTATTAAAAAGCGGCAGTATGGCTGGCGTAAAGGCGGTCTGAAACAGGCTGCTCCATGCGTAGTTTAAATTCTTGTGCCACCGCTTATGCGTTACGTTGTAATAATACGTGCAGGTTTGCCCAATAAGGCTGTGCCCCTTTAATTTTTCCTGCATGACTTCCAAATAACAAGGCTTGTAGTAATCGTCATCCTCTATTATAAAAATGCCACGTATTGCCTTTAAGTCCATCTTTGTGGTTATATACCTTACCGCCTCTGCCAAGTTTCTGCCCTGCGTGTTCTGCCCCAGCTGCCAGTAAGGCCGCGGGTACAACTTAACCACATCCCAGCCATCCCTAAAATCTTCACGCACCGCGCCGCTGCTAATTGGCAGCACATCATCCGTTATAATCCAAGTAACCCGCCCCGTGTATGTTTGCCTTAGCATATACTGGGCACACAGCTTAAACTGGTAGCCACGCCCGCCTGTTGGTGTAATAAGTATAATCATATCCGTGTTTTTAATTTGTTTATCATTCTTTTAACACCAACTGCCAGCGGCACCAAAAATTCACTGTACCCCGTTAATGCCATTTGCAGGCTCAGGTCGGGTATTTTCGTAAGCGTCATTTGCTGCGGCAATTCCTTAACCCTTACCCATTGCTGCCAATCCAGCCCCAGCTGCCCGCATATCATTTGCGCCAGCGCCCACATTTCTATAACCTCAGGGCTACCCGCATTCATTACAAAGTACCCAGTGCTGCCCGCCAGCTTTTCCAATATTGCCGCCCCATCATCCAAGTGCAGCCAGCCGCGTACCGCCCCCTCATGTACCGTAATTTTTTCACCTTTAAGCAGCGCCGTTACCCACCTTACCATCGCGCTGCGGTGGTCACCCATCGTTTCGTTTTCGTGGTAAAACATAAACGGCCTTACTGTGCAAGCGTTAAGCCCCCAGCGTGCGTGGTACTCAACCAGCTGCTCGGCCAGCAGCTTTGTAAGCCCGTAAAAGTTATTCGGCTTGCAAACCATATCCTCCCTCAGCACACCGCCAACATTGCCATAAACCTCGCTGGTGCTAAAGTTTATCATCCTCACATCAAATGCCTTGCACGCCTGTATTATGTTAAGTGTGCCAAGTAAGTTGGTTTGCGCCGTTGTGCTTGGTGCCACCTCACACGTTACCCTGCTTACCATTGCCGCCAAGTGGTAACAAACCTGCGGCTTAAACCACTTAAACGTATCATAAACATCGGCGGCATTGTTTATATCCACCGTTTTAAAGCCCTGTCGCCAGCCCTGCTGGCTGTCTATTCCCAAGGTAATGTACCCCTTATCGTCCAAGTACTTTATCAACTCGGTGGCTACATTGCCGCAGCTGCCCGTAATTATTACCCTCATGCCGTTTCAATTAAGTGTTTCCAATAATTAAGCGTAAACATATTCCTTTCGTAAGTGTAAAACGGTGCCCCTTCCGTAAGGTAAGTATCATCGTTAAACCCTTTTGTTTTTGCCCTTTCGTAAACATCCGTGCACGGCAGTACCCATAAAATATTCGCGCCCCTTCGCCGTATTGCACTGCCCTTAATTGCCGCCACCGTCGTATCTATATCCTCCTGCGTATCCCTTGGCAGCCCAATAATAAACTGGCTCATCGTATTTATGCCTGCCCTTTCGGCAACCGTAATGCCGCGCAGCATCTTTTCAACCGTGGTATTTTTGTGCGCCGCATCAAGCGTGCGCTGGCTTAAGCTTTCCACCCCCAGCCAAACCGTATGGCACCCAGCGCTGCGCAGGTTCCAGCACAGTTCTTCATCCACCAGCGCCTCTGCCCTGCTTGCGCATTGCCACCGTTGGCCACCCATTGCCCTTAACCCGCTGCATATATCTATTGCCCTGCGCCTGCTGGCCGTAAAATTATCATCCTCAAACATAAACTCCCTGCCCCCCAGTGCTGCCACCTCAGCCAGTACGTTATCCACGCTGCGCACCCTGTACTTGTGCCCCCAAAAGGCCGCGCTGGCACAAAAGCTGCATTTAAACGGGCACCCCCTGCTGCTTATTATTGGCACACCCATTGCGCCACTAAAGGCAAGGCCGCTGTAATCTGGCATCGGCAAATCATCCAAGCACTCAACTGGCGCACCCCTTACAATGCTGTTAGTATTGCCATTAATTATATCAATAATTGCGTTTTCACCCTCACCAACAACCACCTGCTCGTACCCCTCTGCCAGCATTTGCCTTGGCATGGCACTTGGGTGGTGCCCGCCGCATATTAACCTGTGGCCTGCGAATACCTTACGTATCTGCCTTGCATATTTAACGCTAAAGCTGTGGTAAGTTACCGCCACCAAATCCCAATCCATGCCGCTTAACTTTACCGCCTCGCTTAAGTCGCGTGCCCACACATCCACGCCCGCAGCCTTCAGCACGGCTTGCAGGTAGCCAATGGCGGGCGGCGGGAATACCTCGCCCTCCCAAGGGTTTATAAGTAATACCTTCACCCGTCCAAATCTTTTGTAAATAAATGCTTTGCCCTGTAATTTTCCTGCTGTACAAGTTCATCCAGCAGCAGGTTATTGCGCCGTACAAGCGCCAGCTTATTTTCGGGCACCCCATTGCTGTAATGCCACTGGTGTACTACAAAAGGCCGCAGCGGTATGTGTACCCTAAGCCCCATCTTTTTAATGCGCCATAACAGGTAATCATCCCCAAACCCGCACCCGCTGCTAAAGCGTTCATCGTACCCGTTAAGCCTCTTTATGTTATCTGCCGTTATTGCCCCGCAAAAATCATAACCAACTGGCCTGTAAACTGGGTGGTTATACCATGCCAGCTGCCCATCTTTGCTTGCCCCCGTTTCGCACGTGGCCGTCAGTGCCTTTATATCATGCGTTGCAAACGTTGTTTCCTTATCCAAGCTAAAGCAGCTAAAGCTTAAATATTCGTGCTGCGCAACCATTGCCGCCCTGCTTACCACATCACCCACATGGTAACACTCTGCATTCTGTAATATTACCACATCGGCGCCCACTTCCAGCGCCTTTAACAGCCCCGTGTTATATGCTGGCTCGGGGTTAGTCCAGCATTTGCCCTCCGTGCGCAGCATGTGCAGCGGCATGTCGCTTATTGCATACTGGGGCGGTTGCGTGCTTTGGTCATCAACAACCACAATTTCCACATCTTCGTGTTCCGTTTCGGCAATGCTTTTAAGCGTCTTTACAAACTGGTAAGGGCGGTTAAAGTACGTCATTACCACTACCACCTTTTTCATACCAGCCTTGCCTTTCCACTGCTGCTGTCATTGGCAGTTTTAAAGTAATAGTATTCATCATTTGGCAGCATGGCCAAATCATCGTAATACCAAGGCACATGCCTTGCCGTATATGGCCTTGCCGTACGCATAGCACTGTGGCCGTACCATGTAACGCCTTGCCTGTACAGCGCCAGCGTTGTATCAGTATCTGCGTGATAATACCGTTCATCAAGCGCGTGCTGCCAGTACCTTGCTTCTCTGCCCCTTATAAAGTTACCCTCCCTTGTCGGCGGCAAATCGTTTATTTCAAGGCTTAGCGCGCATTTATCATACTGCTTGTACTTACTTAACCCTTCTTGCAGCACCAGTAAAAAATCATCGGGCACCTTGCTTAAATCCAAATCGGGGTCTGTAACAATGTACCTGCCCCTTATTTTAAACATTTCCAGTACCCCAGCCTCGGGCAGCCATACAACCTTATGGCCAAAGTTGTTGTTAAGCCGCACAACCCTGTGAGGGCAGTCGGCATAATACTCCAGCAGCGGCGGGTAATCGCTGCCGTTATCCAGTATTATCGGCTCGCAATCCCTGTCAGCCAGCCAATCTGCCATATTTTTCGGCAGCGTTAACCTGTTGTAATTAACAATAAATGCTATCATATTTGCTTTTCAAACTTGTTTACCACCTTAAAAACCGTGCTATCGCAGCACCCCATATCTATTGCCGTATGCTCTACCGCCTCGCTTACGCAGCTGCCCATCCTCCTATGCAAGTCGTACCTGCTGTAAATTTCCCAATGCCTTAAAATGCTTACAGGCATAAGCCCCATATTAACCTCCCGCTTAACCCTGTCAATGTTTTGGTTTATGTACCCGTAAACCGTTGTCATATATTGGCTTTTACCTCTACCTTTTGGCTTTCCGCTGCCCTTGCGTTTATATCCTCCACCGTAACAACAGGCGCGGGCAGCTTGGCCACAGCCTGCGCAATCGCATCAGCACTCAGCCCTCCAGCCGTAGCCGCAACCGCTGCCGCAGGTTCCACGCTTGGCGTTAGCGTACTCGCACCCACTGGCGTGGCCGTTATATGCCTTACAGCTGGCGCGCTGGTTATTGCGCTTGCCGCACTGCCACTGGTGCTGCCAGCAGCCTTGCCGCTTGTATCTACCTTCATTATATTCCTTACCGTAGCCATACCGCTGCCAATTATGGCCGTCATTGCTGCCACCTTTGCAATAACGCTGGGCAGTGTTGGGTCGCGCAGCGCTTGGCTTGCGGCCACCCACGTATTAATAATTGCCTGCGCAATGGCAAAGCCCTTTCCAACCGCGGTTTCTTCTCCCGCCACAGCACTAAGCGCCCCCAGTGCATCGGCAACTGCCGCCCTTTCCTTTTCGCTTTGCTGTATGCGCAACTCGCTTAGCGCTTTTTTGGCCTGCGTGTACTGTTCATCTGCAAGTAGCTGCTGCATTTGCGTCATCTGTGCGTACTCTGCGCTTGCCAGCAGTGCCCCATACTCTTGGTCAAGTATTGTGCTAAGCATTGCCACATCGTTTTCGTACTTAATACGCTGTGCTTCAAAGCCCGCCTCTATATCCTCAGCAGCACGCTTGGCCGTTTCCTGTGCCTTTTCCTTGGCCTTTTTAGCATCTTCTTCCCGCAGTTTTTGCACCGCATCATTAAACGTTGCTTGCAGTAGCAGCTTTTGGTTATTACCCAAGGCCGTTGCGGCCAGTTCTGCGGTTAGTTCTTCCTGTAATATCTGTATAAGCTGCTCCGTATTACCTTTTGCCGCCAGCTTCCTTGCTTCAAACCCAGCCTTTTGCTCTTTTAACTGCGCCTCTGTTATGGCCTTTTGCCTATCTTCCAGCGCCTTGCGTTCCGTTTCATCAAACCCGCTTAAGCGGCTTATGTTGCGCTTGTTTTGCTCGTAAAACTTTGTGTCTGCATCTACCCATGCTGCGTAAAACTTTTCTATTTCATCAAATTTTTCCTCGTTGTTATTACGCAACGTTTTAAGCTGCTGGCTGGCTGCTGCCTGTTCTTCATCCGTCATTTCTATAAAGCCCAGCACATCCGCTGCCCGTAAACCAGCCTTACCAGCAAGGTACTCCACCTCGGCATCAAGCCGTGCCTTTCTAAATTCCTGCTCCTTTTGTACTTCTTCCAGCCCCAGCGCCAGCGCTTCCTTAAGTGCCGCCTTGCGTTCCTTGGTGCTTTTCGTGCGGTCTTGCGCCGTAAATTCAAGGCGTGCAATTTTGTTGCGGTTTTTAGATGCCTCACTTATGTAGTTGCTTTCCGCATCCTTAACCGTATCAAGCGCGTACGCATACTTGTATGCTGCATCCGTAGCGCTTTTCATCTGCTCGCCAATACCAGTAAACGCCGCCTTCATATCCTTGCCAGCCTCCCGCCACTCGCCCCTAAATACGTGCCCTATTGCCTCCGTAACTGCAATCAACCGCTGCCGCACCACATCCAGTATTGCCTTAATCTGCTCCATCCTTGCGGCAAACTCTGTGCCCCCGCTGTCGCTGCTCTTAAACGCTTTAAGCAGTGCAGCCAGTGCGCCAACAATGGCACCAATAATAAGTACAACAGGGTTCGCCAGCAGCGCCTTAAACGCCGTGTTAAGTGTTTTTACCCCAGCAGCGGCGCGCCCCATGGCTGGGCTTACGCCACCGAAAGCCTCCTGTATCGCCTCCCCGTAGCTGCCCACGTTTAACCTGTTGTCGTGTATTCCCTTGCCAAACTGGTCAAGACTGGCCTTGGCATCTGCCACTACCTTGCTTTGTTTAACATACTCCGCACTTAACACCCTTACGCCCTTGGCATTCGTAGTGTAACCATCCCCCATAAGCTTTAACTGCGTTTGCGCCAGCTGCCATCTGCGGTAAAGTTCCTCGTAACTGTTCTTGTGCGCATCATTGGCCTTTGTTGCCAGTTCAACGTTTTTCTTGGCGTTCGTGTATTCCTTTTGTGCCGCCCTTAGCGCAGCGTTACTCTTTTCAATCTGCGCAGCGGTAGCCGTGCCCTCATCCTTAAGTTTTTTATTCTCTGCCTCCAACCGCTTAACTTCCACAGCCGCATCGGCAGCGTGCTGGGCGTACGCCTCCAAGTTATCCTCTACATTTATTAAGTAGGTTTTCTTTTCCGTTGTGTCTGCCATGGCTTTATTTTTTACATTCTACCGTGTGCACCGTTACCGCCTGCACCCCGTTTATTGTTGTGTACGTAACCCATCGCTTACCGTTCTTATCTGCCGCCCGTACTGGGTCGCATTCTTCCCAGCTGTTGTGCCCTGCATTGTAGCCGTTGCGTGTTTCTGTGCACACCCAGCAATCACTGCTCTGCTTTTCGCAGCTTAAAAATGCCATGGCACAAAACACCACGGCAAGCCTTATAACTTTATCAATTCTACCTCGCATAACCTGCCCAGTACGTAATTATTAATTCTGTTCACATAATAGTATGCCTTCATTTGGCTAAAATATACAGGCGTGTAATGCTTAAAGCCAGCCACCTCATACGCTGGCAGGTTAAGTTTTACCGTTACCACCTTTGGGCTTGTAAGCATTTTACCCAAGCTAAAGTACCTGTCCACCAGCTTGGCCATGCTTATTTCGTTTGTGCTTGCCGTCTTAGGTGCCGCGCTATCGTATGCCGTGCCGCCTGCCAGCTGGTCGCGTATGCCAAACGTCTTGCTGCCATCTATTGCCTGCACGTAAACCAGCCGCGGGTCAATATTATCGTTCTGCACGTAGGTATCTGTTTTATCATCGTACCTGTTAAAGTTAATGCGCGCCACCACCACATCGCTAAGCGTATAAACTTCATCGCACGTACTTACTGCCAGCTGTACCGCATCCTTTTTTTCGGGTAGCGTGTTATCGTTTACCGTAAATACACCCACCCCCGTGTCCTGTACCACATCCTCGCTATCCTTGTAACGCAGGTAGTTGCTTTTGGCATATTCGCCAAACTTGTACTCTGTTGGCTTGTCGGTTTCGTTTAGGTAGGCCGACCAATCGCGTGCCCGTGGTATGTTCCTGTACAGTAATTCGTAATTCCAAAACTTAACCACCTTGCGCCTTGCATCCGTTTCAGGTATAAGCCCAAACATATTGCAAAGCGTTTTAATAAATTCCGTCTGCCCCATATCGGGCAGGTTAAGCGCTGGCGTTACATCGCTGCCATAACCCACCTTAATGTCCTCTATATCCGTTACCCCCCAAGTCCACTGCGTTACGTTATAGCATGGCGTTACGTAAACACTTAACACCACACCAGCCAATGCCTCATAACTGCCCTCCCATACGTGCCTTACGCCAAAGCTGTCGGGCACCGCTTCCCCTTCTGTCATTTCGGCAACCTGTACCCCGTCTGCATATATGTACACGTGGCTTGGGGTACTGGTAACAGCCCACAGCGCAAGCGCAAGGGTGTAAGTACCACCAAAGGGGGCGGTATAGTTGCCATGGAACATAAAATCGTGGTCGCCCCCGTTAAAGCTGTTCATCGGGTAAAGCTTGTTAGCCGCCAGCGTGTAACTTTTCCACCCCTGCCAGTAACCACTCCACAGCCACCTTGCCAAATCCTGCTTCGCAATATTAAGGTTCACTATCGGCATGTAAAGCCCCAAGTAAAGCGGGTCGGTAAATATTTCGCCCTCTTTCGTAAAGCCAGCCGTGGCAAATATTTCATCTATTATTGCGCTTACCTTAACAAACGGCCACAGCTGCCCGCCGTACACCTCCACCCTGTCCAGTGTTGCTGGCGGTAGCGGCAATACACCACCGTCATCGCTTGGTTCGCAAAGCGGGTAAACATAATCCAAATCGCTTACGTTGCTGGCCGCCTGTACCGCTGCGTTCCAGTTGTGGTTCGTGCTGGGCAGCAGCAGGTCGGTAAGCTTAAGCCCGTCTATGTTCTTAAAAAAATCGCTGTTGCCGCTGTAAATTGTTATGTTATAATACTGGTCATCAGTCCTTAACAGGCTTAGCGCGCCCCGCGTAATTATCTCAATCCCATCCTGCACCAGCCGCGCCGTATGCAGCAGGTAAGGGAAGGGACTGTTTGCACCCACCTCGCCAGCCAGCTGGAACAGGGCACGCATGGCGCGTGTTTTACGTACCTTAAACTGCGCCGTAAAATCGCTTTGCCTGTCCTGCATTTCGGCAATGTTGTTAACCTGCTTGTTTTGCGGTATTATTTCGCCATCGTCCAAATCTGCCAAGGTATCATCTATCCACAGGTATTGGCTTTTTTGGTACACCGCTGGCGTGTTTGCCATTTCCTTGCGCGTTACCTCAAACGTGAAGCTATATGCAGGTGCCGCTGCCTCTTTAAGCGTATGCTGCCCCCTTGTTATTTTAACCTCGTACCACTCGCCACCCTCGTACTGCTCTACCTTTTCTGCCGTTAGCACGCCCACCAGCCCGTCCATCTGCTCCGTTGTTACCCCGTGCACGCTTATAACGTACGCATAATCCGTATCAACTTTCGTAGCAACTTGCACCTTGCTTATAGCGCTAAACATATTCGTTATCATAACATCCACAGCACTGGCCTGCATTACCACCTCGTAATTATCTGTAAAGCACCAGTAATGCCACCCGTTAAGCCACCACCTTAAATAAACGCCGCTGGTGTTGCGTACAATGCTTATCCTTTTTTGCGTAATCATTGGCTTAATTTGTTTGTACCGTTACACCCTTAGCAACCAAGCTGGCCACCGCCGCATCGCTTGCCGCCGTTCTTGCGCCGTGCCCACCCAGCAGCACTATTGTTTTGTAACTACCCGTAAAGGCGCAATCCACATCTATATCAATCAACAGCTGGTCAACCTCTGCGCTGCTAAGCGCCCCGTACATGCTGTAAAGGTTTAAATAGTAGCCGCTGGCAACCCAGCTAAAGCCACCGTACCCGTCAATCGTATTGTTGCCCCCTATGTAAATGTAATAAATGTTAGTGGGCAGGTCGGCTACATCACCGCTTATTGTATTGCTGCCCAGTATGCTTAAAAAGCTTAAGCTGCGTGGCAGCCCAGCAATAGTGCCGCTTACGGCACTGCTGCCAGTGATTTGCAGGTGGTACATGGTTGTGCTTGCAATATCATCCACCGCCCCGTAAATCGTATTATATCCCGTTACTTGCAGCTTTGTTACTGTTGCTGGCAATCCTGCCAAATCACCCGTAAGCGTATTGTTACCCAATATTTCCACCGTAACCATACCGCTTGGCATATTGCCAATATCGCCCGTCATAGTGTTATAACCGCTTACATTACAAACAGTTAGCCCGCTTGGCAAATATTGTACATCCCCAAGTATTGTATTATAGCCACTAAGCATCAGGGATCTAAGGCCGCTGGGCAGGTTTTGTACATCGCCATAAACCGTATTTAAACCCGCCAAGTAAAGCGTAAGCAAGCCCGCTGGCAAATCTATAAGGTCGCCCGTTACCGTGTTGCTGCCCGTAAGTTCAAAATATGTTACCCTGTTCGGTATGTTTGCAATGTCGCCGCTTACCGTATTGTTACCCGTTAACCTAAAATACAGCAGCCCCCTTTTAAGCGTACTAAGTGCGCCATTAATGGTATTGCTGCCCCCTATGCTTATATTTTGCATTGCAGCGCTTAGGTCAGCAATACTGCCGCTTATCGTGTTTGTGGCGCTTACGCTAAACGTGCTGCATAGTGCTGGTATTTGCGCCACCGTGCCTGTCATTGTACCACCCGCGCTGTGCAAAAACTTAATTAACCCGCTTGGCAGTGCGCTTATGCTGGTTGTAAAGGTTGCGGTATTGCTGTAAAACAGCGCAATTTCTGTTACATTTTCAAAGCACCAGTTATTCAAATTAAGCATCGGCGTGTTGGCAATGCTGCCCCCCGTGTAAAACGTCCAAAAGTCCGTGCCGCTGCTTGTACTGCTTACCAGCCCCGCCTTGGTTACCTTAGTGCAATCTTCAAACAGCAGGTTACTTGTGCCGCTTGTTACCTTTATGTAAAACGTTTGTGCACCTGCGCTGCCCGTAATTACTTTACCAAGGCTTGATGTACAGGCCGCATCCGCATAAAAATTGGCATTTGCCCCGTCCAGCGTAAGCCGTGTTGCGCTGCTTAGTGTTAAGCGTAATGCGCCGCCGTTTGCACCAGTGCCCTGCGCTGTAAAATATATGGCTGCACGTGTTGTGCCTGTGCCCGTGTTGCTGTTCGTGCTTTCACTATAACCGTTATAGCTGCGCACCCTGTAATAATACTGCGTATCGGGTTCCAGCCCGTCCACATAATAGCTAAGCACGTTGCCCACATCCAAATCCTCGTACCCCGCTAAAAAACTGGCAAACGTTGGGCTCTCGCTTACATCCAGTTTATAACCCGTGGCACCGCTGGCGGCCAGCCATGCAGGCGTGCCGTTATCATTACCCACCACCGCCATACTTGTTGCAACTGGTGCCACCGCATCAGCTGGCGCGCCCTTTATAAACCTTACGGGCAGGTAGGTGTTTTTATTAACCGCACCAAAAATAAGGTCATCGTTATCGTAACTCATCATAACTAACACCGCCGTGTCGGGCAGTGTTTCTGTTGCCGTCCAAAAAAACGCATACTCGCCAAGCGCACTGTAAGCGCCCCCTGCATACTGTCCCGCAGGTAACGCTGCAAAGCCGTACGTATCAACAGCGCCAGTATTGGGCGTAAACCAGTGCACCAAACCAGCCTCCTTTAAAACACCCCCTGCATCCAAGGCTGGGCTTACGTTTTGTACATAATCCCGCAGCGTTTCCCACTGCGCCCGCGTTGGCACCATCCAATCAATTGGCGCAAAGCCTGCGGCCATGGCTTGATACCACGTATATAGGCCGCCATACACCGCCCTGTTATCTTCATCATCTTCATATACCCTGCTTGCGGGGTAATTGCTGTCTGCATTCTTGCAAGCCCACACCTGCGTACCTATCAGTAATTCGCAAATATCTGGCGTTGGCTCCACCGTTGGCAGCGTTGGCACTGGCGTATAACCGCTTGCACTTATGCGCCTGTTTCCTATTATGGCCACAAACTGGAACTCGTAACCGTTAATGTAATTGTTCAATACCTGTATGCTGCCAGCCCTTATAAGTACCTGCTGCCAGCCTGCTTCCGTTAATATGTAAACCTCTTTCGTATTGGCAATCGTACGCAGCGCCTCCACCTCGTAATACGTAACCTGCCCGCTGCTCATATCAATAAACCTATGGCTTAGCGTGTAATACTGCTGCCCTGCCGTTTCTACCCCTAAGCCGCCAGCTTTAAACCACCAGTAATGCCAGCCATTATAAAACCAGCGCAGATAATAACCTTTGCAGGCTTGGCGTATTGGTATGCGGGCAAGTTGGTAAATGTTTTGGCTCATGGCGTTGTTATTTCTGCGGTCATGTATGCCGCCGTTTCCTCTATGCTTGCAGGGTCAATATTAAGGCTGCAAACCCGCCCTTCAAGCCCAGCCGTTGCCACGTTTTGCGTGGTAACACTAAGCAGCGTGCCAGCAGCGTTGTACCGCATTATCATTACCGTAACCTCGGCAGGACTGCCCAGTGCCAGCACGGGCAAAATAAAGCTAAGGTCAAACGGCAGGCCAACAAAAAACACGGGGTTTGCAAAGCTGTTGTAAAACGGCGCATCCTGCGTTTCTGTGGCTACAAACTCGCTTAAGTTACTGCCCTGCTCTATACTGCGCACCCCCTCTGCGTAATACCATGTGTTCCCTTCTTCCGTATAAGCCTCATCGCTGTTGTACCAGCACTCGCGGTATGCAAACGTAAAGCTGCCGCTTTTGTTAGTTTCCGCTTCAATCAGGCTGCCGTAAGCGCCCACCTTACCCATGCTTACCATTATGCGCAGCACCCCGCTAACATCCAAGTCAGCTACGCCCAAGCTGTTTGGGCTGGCAATAATCGTAAGCGCCTGTTCCACGCCGTTAACCGTCAGCTTGCCTTCAAAATAGTACCCATCCCTTAACGTATTGTCATTAAGGTAAATAAGCGTGCCAATAATTGTGCTGTAAACAATATCCACAACCAGCGTACGTGCTGGGCTGTCCAGTATATCCGTTACCACGCCCGTGTAAGCCACCCCGCCATCATCAACCACCGTAACCGTATTGCCAACTGCCCCCTCATAATCCGCGCCTACCTCTACCTGCAAATAATCGGGGCTGCCAGCGCTTGCCTGCGCCACCACTGCATAATCCTGCCGCACCAGTGTAAAGTTATTCGGGCACTCCGTAGCCAGCCACCTGCTGTAAACGGCGGGGCTGGTTGCGCTTATTACCACCTTCGGGTCTGTTACTATGCTCGCTGCCATGGTATCTTCTTTAAATTATGTCTTGCGTAATCTTACCTATTGCCAAGCTGTATTCCTTTTCTATTTCGGCCACAGCCTGCTGCCTTGCCGTTGTGTATATATCAACAAACACCCCGCGCCTAAACTGCTTGTTACCGTGCTTATTCATATACCACGTAACCCGCTTTGCCTCTGCCATCTGCCCCTCCCTTGTCCTGCTCTTAAACATGTTGCGCTTTGCCATCCATGCCGCAATCCTGTAAACCAGCCCGCTGTCCTCTGTGCTTTTGCGCTTACCCCTTCCCCGTTCAAACACCGCAAACCAGTACGGCGCTGTAACGCCGCCTCCATCGTTGCGTATCTCAACCTGTACCATCTTCATAACAGCCTGCGGCATCCTGCCACCTCCGTACGTGTTGCGGGCTGCAATCGTTGCCACAAACCTGTCCAGTATTGGCTTTAAGTTTATCCTTGCCATTTTATAAGTGCTCTAACTCTTTGGCATTAAATTGCTTGCCGCGCAATGCCATCCAAGCAAACACGGCGCACACGTAAGCCACCAGCAAAATAAATCGTACGTATTTCATCCTTAGCAGTTTAGTTGGTTTGTAAGTGGCGTAAGGTTAAGCTGCAAAGCCCAGCCAATAACGTTAGCATCATACCTGCTTTCGTTTACCTTGGTTGCCGTAACATCACCCACCTTTGCGTACACCCCGCTTTTAATTATCCTGTAAATAAATTGCTTAGCCAGTGTTAATAACTCATCCAGCACCGCCTTGTTATTTTCTGCCGTGTCCTCGGGCTTAACCTGTTTTAACAATTCCACAACCGTGGGCGGGTACTTTTCTACCACCCCATTGCCCTTAGTTGTAAGCGTTAACGTGTCGGGTTCCAGCACTATGCCAAGCGTTACGCCCTGCTGTGCCGTATCAGCCAGCACGTTTGCCAGCTGTGTGCTTTCATACACAACCTGCCCGCAGCCTGCTGCCGTAAGCAGCGTCATTAAATGGTCTGTTATCATGCCTGTTTGTATTTACTTTTGTTCTTTTCCCTGTACACTGCCGTCAGCCTGTCTTGGTACTCCCCCTGCTCCTTGGCCAGCATAAACCTTACAAGGCAGTCATTATATGGTAAGCCCATTACGGCATCCACCGTGCACTTAAAACTATCCTGCAAAAACAATACGGCTGTTAAATCTGCAAACCGTGTAAGGCGTTCAATACCTGCCGCCTTTTCCTCTGCTGTCGGTGTCCTGTGCAATAGCTTGCGTTCCCGTTCCACCAGCTGCTCCATAAGTTGTGTAAAGTGGTTTGCAATAGGGTACACATCTTTGGCTAACAAATGTATCACTTTATTTCGGAATAACAAGGCTGCCGTTTCCTGCCATGGCATCTTCGTGTATAGCGGCTGGTAATAACCTGCCAGCAGCCGTACTATTAAGCCCGTATCCCACTGCTCTTGTTCTGCAAACCACATGCGCTGCCCGTACGTAATATTCCCACACAGCGTATCCAAATCCTGTGGCACTGGCAGTACCTGCCTGCCCACCTTAAGCGTTAAGGGTACTGGCAAATCTTTTAGCCCCTCAGCCAAGCCGCTGTACCTCTGTGGTTCTGCCGTCATCCTGTATAGCGTAAGCTTATCTACACCTACCACCCGCGTGGCGCGCTGTATGCGCATAGCCACAAGCAGCTTAAGCCGCCAGCCCTTTAGTGCCATCTTTGTGCCGATTTAGTTGTGTTAGTCATAAAGTAATACCTGCCGCCATCAATAAGGTGGTTAAACGCATCCACTGGTACGCCTGCCTTTTTATCACTCCACACATAGTTCCCAAACTCTTTGCCAAGGTTTGTGCTGCGCCTTGTTATTATATGCTCATACCCACCCATAAGCCTAAGCCCCTCGCTTACCGTCCACTTGCTTTTATCCACCGCCTTTATGTTAAACTTCCTGCGCAGCGTTTTAATCATGCGCGCATCTGCGCTATCTGCCACTATTGCATCCGTGCGCTTGGCGCTATTGCCCACGCCTTCCTCTAACTCGTTTGGCGTAAGCCCACTGGCATAAAGGCACTCATCCCAATACATGCGCATCTCCTTATCGCTTTTGGCACACCGTACCATCGCATCGGGCGCATTAAAGCCAAAGTCAAGCCCAAAGCCGTAAGGCAGGTGGGTAGGCCACTGCTCATCATCTTCCATATAGCGCCAGTTTTGGAACACCGCCCCTTCAAGCTTGCCCAGCTGCCCCAGCCCGTAAACCTTCCACCAGTTTTCAAAGCCCTTTTTATCGCGCTTGCTTTCTATGTTAAGCCGTTCGTTTTCGGGTAGCCAAGGGTTATCAAGGTACGTGCTTACTATAAGCTTGTGCTTAAAGTTTGGCAGTACCTTTTCTTGCAGCCAAAATTCCATATCGGGGTTAAAGTCCAAAAATACAATCCCCTGCGTACGGCTGGCCAGCTGGTCGTACACCTCGTAGGTTATCTTCCTGTTGCACTCGTTTATAAACAGTATGTCACGCCTTACCCCGTGCGCCTTGGCTATATTGCCCTCCATACCCACAAACTGTACCACGCTTTGCCCTATGTAGTACGTACTGCTGCTTATGTTTTTAACTGCTGCCACGCTTTCGCCCCAGTCTGTCAGTATGCGGTCAAAGTCCGTAATAGCACCCGCCTTAAGGTGTGGCAGTGCATAACTGGCTATCGTTATGCGTAGGCCAGTAAGGCTGCGCTTAGCCAGTATGTAAAGTAGCTGTAAGATGCTGTATGTTTTGCTGCTACCCTGCCCGCCTTGGTTTACTATAAGGCGTTCACCAGCCTGTACGGCTTGCAGGTTCTTAAAGAATGTTTCACTTAGATTTACCATTGCCGCCATTGCTGGTGGTTAAAAACTCTTGCAATAGTTTGGCATGCTCAGGCTTTACCACGTTAACACTTATGCCAGCTGGCCAGCTTTCATCGGGCTTAATTACGTGGCGTTCATCATAGCCCCTGTCCTTGTTCTTTGTTTTGTTAAAAAATATAATGGCAGCCGTATCGGGCTTTTCCACCCAGCCAATCTGCCTGCCCGTAACCTTGTCCAGCTTTGGTATTCCTTTCATAATAAGCAGCAGCTGGCTTTCGCCAAAATCCTTCATTTCCTCCCGTGCATCCTCTACCGCCTCTTTAAACCATGGTATCTCGTTATACCACTCGTAAAACGTCTTGCGGTTAATACCAAACGCTTTACAAGCCCTGCCTACATCCGTGGCGTTAAGCTTAAATATCTCTATAAGCTGCCTGCGTTGGTCGTCCGTGTATGCCATTACTTTATCGTATCGTTAACGTGCCATTTGTTAGCCTTATAATAAAAGGAAAAGGGCACACCATCTGCGCCCTTAACCAAGTACAAAGCCGTATTCCGTTCGTTTATTAAATACACCTTATCCGTAACTACCAGCGGCAGCACTACGGCTGGGCGTTTTACTGCGCAAGCAGCCAAGCCAAGCAAAAGCAAGGCCAGCGCCAGCCTATGCGCGCGCGTTTTTATAAATGTTACTTTCATTACGTTGTAGCTTTTCTGTTGGCAGTGGCGGGCAAGGCAAATAAGCCCAGTGCGTTGCGTTACCAAGCTTAAGCTTAAAGCCGTGCCATGTAAGTACCCTGCTTAGTGTGGTTATCGTAAGTTCACCCGTATGTATGTTCCATGCCATAACTGGTGTGCCTTTCCTAGGCAGTTTAGGTAGCGTGTGCCAAATTACGTGCGTTTTTACCATGCAAATCTCGGCTTTTGTTTCCAAAAAAGCAAGCGGCTTATTGCCCCCACACAATCCCCCCGTCAGCCAGCGCCCTTACCAGTACGTTTAGTGGGGCTTTGGCGTTGTACCGCGTGCTTTCGTCCAAGTTATATACGGGTATAATCCGCAGGCTGGGGTAAATCATCTTAAGCGTTACCAGTGTTTCCCCGCTTCCCGTGGGCAGTGCTATTACTTTGCCCTGCATTACGGCCTTTTCCACAAACCGCAGCAGCAGGTCGTCCAGTTCAAGCAGCTTGTGCAGCGCCCTTGCCGTTTCGGCCATTAATGCCGCTGGCAGGTGGCCGCTTGTGGCATCAAAGCGGTGATGCAGCCCCTGTATCTCGGCAAACGTGTACCACCGTGGTGGCTTTGTTATTACACGCACTTGCAGCCCAGTGCGCCTAAGCGCTTCCCCAGCATTGCCGCACGTATAGCATACACAGCTTTCGCGGCCTATCGCCGTAAGATAACTCTTGATGACCTGCGCCCTTGCGCGCTTTTGCAGCAGGTTTATGCCATGGCCTACCTCAAGCACATCGGCCTTTTCTGAGACGGCGATATTTCCGCGTGTTTTGCTCGTTT